ATTTTACTTTTACAGGTAATTCTAACATACAATTTTATTTTGTTGGTTCAAGTTCAACAATATCAAACTTCAAGTTTGAGATATTCAACGGCCCAAGATTTTTAGTATCAGGTCAGACATTTGATTACGCTTTGGAGTTCCCCGATAATGATTACAAACAAATAGATTTCATTACATCTATAAACAGGTATTTCAATTTAGTTGTTGTCCCAAGTCCTGACAAACCTAGCACACTTATTATTGAACCTATTGTAGATTACTTTGGGAAGGGTCAGGTATTGGATTGGACTACAAAAGTGGATTATAACCAACTACAATCATTATCCCCAACAACATCTTTAATAAATGGAACACTAGATTTTGAGTTTAAGTTAGACCAAGATTATGCGAATCAAGATTTTAACTCTGCTTCGAATAAGGTTTTTGGAACTGATAAAATCAATCTTAACATTCCATATAAAAACGCAAATACCAAGTTTACATACATATTTTCATCCCCTATTGATATTACGATTAATGCTGTAACATCAAATTATTTAACACTATCATCATTCTCAAAAATCAAAAATGCTGATGTTTCAGGAACGACTTTACAACAGTTCCAACCATTCAAGATATTACCTCGTGTTGTGTTTAGGGGATTAACTCTACCATCATTAAACTATGGATTTATTGGAACTGGTGCGACACAATTACAAACTTGGTATGTTAGGTCATTTGGAACAACATACGACCAAACAAGATTTACAAACGTCAATAGATTTACAACCTATCCATTTAATTATAGTGGTTTTTCTCATTATATTAACTTCAGAGGGGAAGACCTTACTACCATTCAACCGAGAGAGTTTGAGTTCGTTGCAGAGGACTTATATGACATCTATTACAAAGATTATATTGATGACTTAATCAGTCCTGAAAATAAGATATACAAAGTCAAAATATACCTCACCCCAAATGAGGTAAAATCACTTTTATATGATGAAACAATACTAATTAAAAACTCATTATTTAGAATAAATAAAATAGATGGGTTCAACTTATTGGAACCTTCACTTTGTGATTTGGAATTAGTCAAACTTACAAAGACCTATGACGAACATAGAGTTCTTTACTATGACTTAATACCTTGTGCGGGAGGGGCTACAAAATATAGTAATTCTGACTTGAATTACAATCTATACGCTTACATAGGAAATTATGTAACGTTATACGATGATAATGTAAATGCATTGGGGTGTCATCAAGTAGTTCAAGGGTTTTATAACGAAAATAATAATTATCAACATTATTATATTTCTTCAGGTTTTACTCCAAACTTCGTAAATGCTTATTCTGATTGTAATTGTACTGGATTCACAGCATTTAATGTAGTTCAGGATGGTTCAGTTGTTCCACCTGCTCCAAGTGCAACACCAACCAATACTCCAACACCAACTCCAACATCTACTCAATTACCAACACCAACACCAACGCCTACAACTACTCAAACACCAACGGTGACACAGACACCAACCAATACAATTACACAAACACCAACTAATACCGAAACTCCAACACCAACACAAACTCCAACACCAACACAAACATCTACAATTACGCAAACACCAACTAATACCGAAACTCCAACACCAACACAAACACAAACACAAACAACAACCCCTACTATTACTCCAACTAACACAGAGACAGCAACACCAACACCAACATTAACAAATACTCCAACACCAAGCGCAACACCTCAACCTATCGCATTTTCAGGACAAGGATTTAATAATAGTACATTCGCTCTATCCAAAGTATCGGGAAGTAACAAATTGTATATTGGTGGTGCTTTCACAAATTATCCATCAGGTACAACTCTCAATAGATTGGTTAGGGTGAATGAAAATGGAACACCTGATACATCATTTAATATTGGTAGTGGATTTAATAGTGATATCAATTCAATTACAGAGGATACCTCAAATGGAAAAGTTTATGTTGGAGGTAATTTTACAACATTTACAGGAACTAGTATCAATAGATTTGTGAGATTGAATACTGATGGTTCAAGAGATACAACATTTAATATTGGAACTGGATTTGCGGGTGGTAGAGTTTATGACTCCAAAGTTCAATCTGATGGTAAGGTATTGGTATTTGGATTCTTCACATCATATACAGGTACTACTAATAATGGTATAATAAGATTGAATACTGATGGTTCAGTAGATACAACATTTAGTGCTGGAACAGGATTCTCACCAACAACAGCACAGGTGACTAATGCTATTATTGATTCATCTAATAAAATAGTTTGTGTGGGTCAATTCACAGGATATAATGGAACAAATTACAATAGAATAGTAAGATTGAATACTGATGGTTCAGTAGATACAACATTCAGTTCAGGAACAGGGTTTAACTCATTTACTTATGGTGGTATTCACGAATTACCAAACGGTCAATATATGGTATTTGGTGGTTTTAACGCATATAGTGGAGTATCTATAAACAGAGGAGCCGTCAGGCTTAATAGTAATGGTTCAAGGGATACAAGTTATGTTCCATCAGTAATAAATAATGATATATTAGGTTCAACATTAGATAATCAAAATAGAGCCTATTTATTAGGGGCATTTACAACAGTATCAGGAGTATCAACAAACTTTATGACAAGATTAACAAGTGGTGGAACATTAGATACTTCATATGTTATAGGAACAGGATTGAATATAAGTCAAAATAGTCCATATCCGAAAATATTGGTTGAAAATAGTGGTAGTATATTATTTGCTGGTACATTCACAAGTTATTCAGGACAGACAGGCGTGAATAGAATATTGAGAACTGATGCTAATGGTAATTCATTAAGAACAAATACATAAAATAACAATCCCAAAAAAATATATTTATAAGTAATATGAGTTGTATAACATACCTACATAATGACCCTTTTGATAGTGGTGGAACAAAGTTTATTTCAGGAACTACTTGTGATGGTTCGGCAACATCTTATAATCTCACCTTTGGTAGTTTTGCCTGTATGGAGGCAGAACTACCATTAGTAATATGTGATGGTTTAACTATTTCAGGGTCTTGTATTCCTCCAACCCCAAGTCCAACTCCAACTACAACAACAACTCCAACAACAACTCCGACTCCTTCATTTTGCTCTAATCCTCTGGTATGGGGTATATTTGATTCCAATAGTGGTAGAATAGCATTAGCCTCTTGGATGACAGCTCAAGGTAGTACTTGGAAAGGGTTTAATAGTGTTCCTAGTTCTCCATCAACAACTCAATCTATATTTGAGGCACAGATGAACGCATATATTAGTTATTCAGGATGGGGAGTAACAGCATTTTCTTTGGTAAGTTCAGTAATGAGTTATAATCAAGACCCTATTTTACTTCTTCAGAATGTAAATAGTTGGAGCGGTGATTTTACTTGGGTCTCCCTTTTAGTTCCATCTTGTGCTGTTTGCCCTGAAGGGGAATATGGACTTATTGGGGACACAAGCATACCAATTTATACAACATCTAATACATATAGAAGTTTGGAGTTTTATTATTCTGGTTCATCCATACCACAGGGTTATTATAGATTTTACTCGACATTTAGTAGTACGGGTATGAGAAATTCAGTTTCATCATTTGAGTATTCCCTTGGGTCGTTGGTTTGTCCTACTCCTACTCCAACTCCAACAAACACAGGAACACCTACTCTAACTCCAACAACAACAGAAACTCCAACTCAAACTTCAACAGAAACTCCAACTCCAACACCTACGGGAACATCAAGTGGAGAAACCCCAACTCCAACACCAACAAATACTAATACACCATCACCGACATCAGAACCATATTGTTATACAATAACAACGGAACAAAGTGCTCCTGGTGAATGCTTTGATTGTCCTGGTTATTTCGCAAGCACAACAGATACGATTATAGAGTTTTTTGATGGTTGTAGTGGAAATACAATAAACGCTCCATTTGATATGAATGTAATAGCACATTATAGCGATAGTTCAACAGGAACTACATACATATCTGGTGGAACAGTTGGTAGTGTAGTTATTGCTACAAGTGATATACAGTGTGCCGCACTACCTTCTTGTGGTGAGGTGGCAAGTCCAACATTTGACTTCCTTACTATATCAGGTGGAAATATTAATGAATGTTGTGTGTAACCCCTTTAATAATATATGGAAATTAGATTTATAACAACAGAAAAGGTCTCAGAGACCCCCAAACAAATCAACACATACCTGAATGACTTACGAGGTAAGATGCAGGGTTTGTTGAACTATAATTATTTATTGGAATCATTTAATATAAGATAAGATGGCTCAGAAGAAAATTGATATAAAGTTTAATGTAGATGACAAATCAGTAAAGATTGCTGGTGAGGAAACTATGAAGTTGAGCCAGCAGGTTCGACTATTAAAGGCTGAACTTGCTAGTGGTAAATATTCCCAAGAAGAGTTTGAGATATTAGCATCAAAATTAGGTGATGTTGAAGACCAAATGGCAAAGACCAAAACAAGGTCGGGGGACTTATTAACTTCTCTTCAACTTATACCAGGCCCCATCGGTGAAATTGCCAGTAAGTTTAATGGTGCTGTTGCGTTATTAAAGCAATTCTCAGGTTTCAGCCTCAAGGACTTAAAGTTTCAATTCAAGGAAACTCTGAATGATGTAAAAGATATTGGTAAAGGATTAGCAGATGCTACGGGTCTATCAACACTTTTTGGTAAGTCAGTTGAAGCAACAACTGAAGGATTTGGTGCTGTAAGTAATGGGGTAAAAACTGCCACGACTAGTGTAAAGGGTTTTAGTAAAGCACTTGTTGCGACAGGTATTGGTGCTATTGTTGCTGCTGTTGGTCTTCTTGTCGCATATTGGGATGATATTGTAGGACTTGTAAATGGAGTATCTGTAGAACAAGAAGAGTTAAATGCTTTGACCCAAGAAAACCTTGATATTGAGAATAAGAAACTCAAGGATTTGGATGCTCAGTCAAACCAACTCAAACTACAAGGTAAGTCAGAGAAAGAGATACTACAACTCAAAATACAACAATCCAATCAAGCAATACTTGCTGCGGAAGCATCAGTACAACAAGCGGAAATAACCAAAAAAGCACAAGTTGAAGCATCACAGAGAAACAAAGACATTCTGTCAGGATTACTTAATTTCATCAGTTTCCCATTAACAGCAATTCTTGGTAGTATAGACCTCATTAGTCAAGGACTGAAAGAATTGGGGATTATAGATGAAGCATTATCATTACGAGAACAAACCTTCGATTATCTTGCGTCATTTGTTTTTGACCCTGAGGAAGTTTCCAAAGAAGCAGAAGCAACAGTCCAAGCACAAAAGGATGGTCTAAACGCATTAAAGGAACAGAATGCTGGATTTCAATTAGCAGTAAGGGATATTGATAAAGCGGCAGCAGACAAAAAAAACGAAACAACCAAAGGTAATAATACCAAAGAATTAGAGGAACAGAAAATACTTGATGCTAAAAAATTAGAGGCACAAAAAATACTCGCAGATGCTGAATTACAACTGAAATCCAAACAAGCCCAAGACGAAGCGGCTGTTGAAGCGGATTATCAGGCAAAACTTCTTAAATTAAAAGAGGCTGGTATTGAAGATAATGGTAATTTATTAAAACTTCGTGATGCGAAATTAAAAGAAATAAGGGATAAGGCTGCTGCTGATGAAGAAAAAGTACGTCAAGATATATTAAAAAAACAACAAGAGGAAGCACTCAAGGAAACCGAAAGATTAGCAGCAGAGGCTGAAAAGAAAAAACAAGATAATCTAAAACTTTTACAAGACGAAGAGGCTTACCAACAACAAAGACTTGCTATTAAGCAACAGGCATTGGATGGAATTATTCAACTTACTGGAACTGAAACTGCCCTTGGTAAGGCGGCGTTGATTGCTAAACAAATATTATTAGCAAGAGAATTAGTTTTAGAAGTACAAAAAACAATCGCCTTTTCAACACAGGCAGCCGCTCGTTCAGTTGTTGCTGTGGCTGAAGGAACGGCTCAAACTGCTAAAGTAGGATTTCCACAAAATATTCCATTATTGATTGGATATGCGGCACAAGCCATAGGTATTATTTCGGCAATCAGATCCGCTGTCAAAGGGGCTAAAAGTTCTGGTGGAAGTGGAGATAGTCCTGAAGCGGCACCCGCTCCTATTACAGCAGCACCAACAGGGGTGGTTGCAAGAAGAAATCAAGGTGGATTTGTGTATGGTGATGGAGGGTCAATAACTGATTCCATACCAGCGATGTTGTCAAATGGGGAGTTTGTTATGAACTCAAAATCGGCATCTATGTTCTCCCCTATGTTGACTGCGATGAATAATATTGGGAACCTTCCAAATACAGCAATACCTCAAGCATTAGGTAATCAGTCATTAGTAGATGTTATGAGTCAAGGTGTGAATAACAGACCTATCAAAACTTATGTAACAGCACAGGATATGTCTAACCAACAACAATTTGATAGAACCATAAAATCAAGGTCGTTGATATAATGGCATAACATAGAATAAAATATATTTATTATAGAATGAAAATCGTAGAATTACTCATAGATGAGGATTTTGAGGAATCAGGGATAGAAGCAATATCTTTGGTTTCAACACCAGCACACGAGGAAAATTGGATTGCCTTTAATAGTGAGGACGCACCCACCCTTGATGACAACTCTATAACATATAGAATTGTGGAGGATGACTTCTGTTCTTCCAATCCCCTTTTAGACACATTAGGAGAACCATACAACGACTTAATTAGTCAAGGGTGGGTGGTTAGTCGTGTGGAACAAATGAACCCCGAGAGGATACTTAAAATGAGCCGTGAGAGGTTCTCAAATCCTAATGACGAATCCTACGAAGACACAGTCCAATTTAGAATTAGATTCAAGTATGTTGGGCCGAGAGACAACAAGAATAGAAAGTTCTGTTCTGATATGTTGGCAAAGAACAGAGTGTATAGAATGGAGGACATAGAACAATTATCAAACCCCGAGTTTGGTAATTATGATATATTCACTTGGAGAGGTTCATTCAACTGCAGACATACTTGGGTTAAACTAATCTATGAACCAGAAGGTAAGATTAGAAACTCTGGTGATTCAACGAGAGGTCTAATACAAACAGACCCATTATCAACAAGATTACAACCTGATACAAGACCAGGTGCTACGAAAAGATCTGCTGACGAAGGAAGAGGTGAAAATCAGTGGGAGGAAGGAATGCCAAGAACAGGCCCTAACTTGTTTGCTGAAATTGGGCCACGTGGAGGTATTAAAAAATCAGATAAAGCCCCAAAGTCAGATACACCAAATCCTGAACCTGCGGGTGAAGGAACGGCAAAAGGTAAAGCGACTGGTAAGAGGGGTGCTGTTGTAAGTGTCGAACAAGAAAAAACCTTACAAAAAAAGGTTGATGACTTTAATGAAAAAGATAGTAATACCAAGAATGGTCGAGCAACTTTGGGAGCGTTGAAGTCAGTATTCCAAAGAGGTCTTGGAGCCTATAATGTATCACATTCACCAACAGTTCAATCGTCAGAGCAGTGGGCTTACGCAAGGGTAAATGCATTTTTATATTTATTGAAAAACGGAAGACCTGAAAACAAAAAATATACATCTGATTTTGACCTATTACCAAAAGACCATCCAAAGGCAGAAAAGATGTCAGAGGACAACCCTTGTTGGGACGGATACGAGATGATAGGATTAAAGGACGATGGAAGCCCTAATTGTGTTCCTGTCGATATGACAGAAGATGATTTTGTTGAAGCCATAAGTGATTATCCTGAAGGTGTAAAGAATGCTGCGGCAAGAGCGGTCAAATGGGCTGATGAGAATGGTTGGGGTTCTTGTGGAACGCAGGTTGGAAAAACTCGGGCATCCCAATTAGCCAAGGGTGAACCCATTTCAGTTGACACGTTGAAGCGGATGTATTCCTATTTATCAAGACATAAGGTTGATTTGGAGAGTTCCAAGACATACGAAGATGGTTGTGGTAAATTGATGTATGATAGTTGGGGAGGAGAAGCAGGACTTACTTATTCTGAAAGAAAACTCAAACAACTTGAAAACGAAAAAATGACTTTTGCTGTCGCTAGTGAAGACAAGATGATTATTGTTGGAGCAGCGATGATTCCAAATAAGATGATTCATAGATATGATATGTTTGGAAACAAATATTATGTCTATTTCTCAAAGGATTCTATTAGAAAAATGGCTAATAGATTCTTAAAACAAAAAAGGACTGACGAAACCTCCATAGAACATAACGGAATTAAGTTAGGTTCAGACAAGGTCTACGTTACTGAAAGTTGGATTAGTGAAGACCCCATCAAGGACAAGTCAGCCAATTATGGTTTTGAGTTGCCTGCTGGTACTTGGTTCGTCCAAATGAAAGTAGAAGACCCAAAAATATGGGAACTTGTTAAACAAAATAACTTGAGTGGATTTTCGGTTGAGGGTCTATTCAGGGAAAAAGCAGTTTTTTCCAAACAGGAAGAACAAATAAACCAAATAAAACAACTATTAAAATCAATATAAGATGAATAGTAACAAAACCCTACAAAAGATTAAGCAGATTTTGGGTCTATCTCCACAGTTATTTTTTGAGTCAAAAACAGACCAAGGCGTAACTATGAAAATGGAAGGTGAACTAGAATTGGGGGCTATGATATATGTTGCCACAGAAGAGGGACTTATCCCTGCACCTGCTGGAGACCATATGTTAATGGACGGAACTAAAATTGAAGTAGATGAGGATTCTAAAATCACCAAGATTGATATGGGTGAAATGGAAATGGAAGTTAAAGTTGATGACGAAAAAGAAGAAATGAAAGAAAAGTTCGCTGACGTGAAGTTGAAAGACGGAATGATTATGCGAGTTGAAGGTGACGAACCAACTGTGGGTCGTTTAACCAAGAAAGTTTCTTATGACGGCGCTTTACTACCATTTACCGATGGAACTTATGAGACCGCAGATGGAAAGATGATTTCTATTGTCGGTGGAGCAATTATGGGCATCAAGGAGAAAGGTAAGGACGAGGCATTCGTAATTGCTGAAACCGCACAAGGTGCTAAAGTAGAATCTAAAACCTTTGATGTTGGTGAAGAAGTATTTGTCCTTGATGGTGATTCTAAAATACCTGCTCCCGATGGTGAGCACCAAGTAGTCCTTAAAGACGAAAGTGGTAAAGAGGTAAAGATTAGAGTTATTACCAAAGATGGTATTATCACCGAGAGAGAGAATGTTGAAGAAGAAGATATGGCAGTTGAAAAGATTGCTGAACTTTTTTCTCAAGCATTAAAAAATCTTGAAAACAAACTTGATATTCTAGTGTCAAGACAAACTCAACTAGAAAACAAAGTCCAAAAGTTTGCTAAAGAACCTGCGGGCGACCGAGTATTTACTCAAAAAACTTTCACCGAATCAAGACCTGAAAATGACCGTATTGAGTCATTTAAGAGATTGAGAGAGGCGATGAATAAAAACTAAACTAAAACTAATTTATTATCAAAATGAAAAAATTACAAAAAATGAATTTTAACTACGACCTTGGCGGATTGTCAGCGTATGTAGACCAACTTTCATCTGATATTATATCTGAAGCAGTATTGTCCCCCGTGACTATGTCTTACGTTAATGTTATTCCTGGTATTAAAGGAACTCAAAATGTAAACTTGTTGGAGGAGACATTATCAGTACAAACTGGTACAACTTGCGGATGGAACGATGCGGGTGATGTAACATTTACAGCAGTACCTTTGGCGGTACAAGCACTTAAAGTAAATCAATCTTTATGTTTGGAGCAACTAAACACTTTATGGTTAGGTCAATACCTAAACGCTGGTTCTTACAACGAAACTGCACCATTTGAGCAGGCTATTGTTGACCTTCAGACAAAACAAATCAAGAGATATAATGAGGACTTGTTATGGAATGCTTCATCAGGAACTTCAACTTTCTCTGGATTTATTGAATTATTAAACAATACTGCTGGTGTTGTTAAATTGACTGGTGCTACAGCATTATGTTCTGTAACTGGTTCTTCAACTATTGAGAAGGCTAATGCTGTATTAACTCAAGTGGATAATATCATCAACGCTTTAGATAGAAACATCTATGACAGAGACGATATTGTAATCTTTATGTCTCAACAACAATTCAAGTGTTATATGGTGGCGTTAAGAAACGTAAACAACTTCCACTTTACTGAACCAACTTTGGGTCAAGTATATGAGACATTCCACCCACAAACTAAATACAAGGTTGTAGGTGTACCAGGTCTTAACGGATCTTCTTTAATCGCTGCGTCTGCGAGCCAGTATTTTTTAACTGGTGTCGACTTAATGTCAGATGAGGATTCATTCAGATCGTGGTGGTCGCAGGACTTCCAGGAGGTGCGCATAATGTCTGCTTGGAAATTAGGAACAGCAATCGCGTTCCCACAATTCTTTGTAACAAACGGACTATAATTTAATGGGGGGTGAATAACCCCCCTATTTACCAATAAACAAAAAAACTAAATATAATATAATATGAGTTGTAATTTAGCAGCAGGTATTACACTTGGTTGTAGAGACAACGCTGGTGGTGTTAATAAAGTTTGGATTACTGATTACGATAATATCGCAACTGTAACTAAAAACTCTGGTGACACTATCACAGCAATTTCAGGAACAGGAACATTCTATTCTTTCGAGTTAATCAGGACTACTTCTGAGATGACAGAAACTATCAATGCTTCACTTGAGAATGCTACAGTATTCTATACTCAGGAATTAACTATGTTCTTTGCAAAACTTGAACAATACAAGCGTAATATCATCAAAACACTAGCACAATCTTTCAGATTGGCAGTAATATTCGAGGACAATAATGGTTCTTACTTCTTATTAGGTGAGGAGTATGGAATGTTTGTGAGTGCTGGTTCTAACGTCACCGGACTCGCATTAGGTGACAGACAGGGCTATAATCTAACCCTACAAGCACTTGAGCAATTACCTATGAATGAACTTAGCGGCCCAATCGCTTCTGTCGTTCAAGGTATAACTGTGGAACCCTAAATATTTATCACAGGGGGGTTTATAATAACTCCTCTGTGATTATTTTATACACAAATGATATTATTAAAATCCAACCAACTTAATAAGATTGTTGTAACGCTCACACAGAATACTACTGTATGTGACCCTGAATACTTATTTCAATTTATTCATATATTCTCAAAAAAAGAGGTAGATTTTATCTTGCCTGATGTATCACCGCATCCAACGAGGTATAATCAATTTGAGTTTGTTGAAGGTCAGGGTGTGGGTGAAATACCATTTCCTTATGAAGGCCAGTATAATTATTATGTGTATGCCCAGCCATTTGGTTCGGGTAATCTAAATCCATTATTAGCCACCGAGTTGGTAGAAAATGGTATTGCCGAGTTTATTGTTGTAAGTGCGGATACAACAAATGAAAATTATTTTGAGTTTATTTCTGATGATGAGTTTAACTCTAATACAATATTTGCTCCTGATGAGATAAACCCTCCAACTCCTTCTCCGACACCAGGATTAAGTCCTACCCCAACTCCAAGTATTACTGCGTCTCTAACTCCAACCAATACTCCAACACTAACTAATACAAGTACAACTACGCAAACACCTACTCCAACTCCGACGACGACAATACCCACCACAACACAAACACCAACTCCAACTAATACTGCTAGTCCTACACAGACCTCAACTCCAAGTATCACAGCGACGAATACTCAAACACCAACTGTGACACCAACTAATACTGCAAGTGAAACACCAACACAAACACCTACGATTACATCTACGCCAACTAATACTCCAAGTCAAACTCAAACACAGACCCCTACAAATACCGCAACAGGAACACCGACTCCAACACCGAGTTCAACACCACCACCATTTAGTCCATCAGGTTTAACTAATTTACAATTATGGTTTTTATCAACAAGTGGAGCATCAGTTTCATCTTGGACTAACTATGGTTTATTAGGTGGTTCAGTAAGTCAAGCGGTAGGTTCAAGACAACCACAAATAATTACAGGAACATTAGGATCATATACAGGACAAACAGTTCAATATACTGATAGAGATTATATGCAAGGAACATTTAGTTCAACAAATTACTCTTCATCAACAGTATTTGCTGTTATGAAAGTTAATAATACAGATCCTAATGGATGGTCTATAGACTTATATTCCGCAGGGGCAAATAATACTTCTTGGCAATGGCAATCAAGAGTATCGGCAAACACTTCAATCACAAGAAAAAATCCAGGTTCTTCAACATCAGCAAATAGAACAATTAACCCTCTATTATTGGCTACATCAGGAACAACGGGATCGTTCTTTACAGCATCATTTAACGATGTTTTAGGAACAAGTGGAACAACAACTTATATAGGAACAACAGCAACATTATTTGATTTTGGTTATGACCCTGGCACATCAACATCAACTAATATAGAGGTTTACGAACAATTGGTTTATAACAGAGTATTAACAAGTGGAGAATACGCACAGGTTATTAACTACCTTAAAACAAAATATCAATATAACACTTGGTAATATGAATCAATACATAATTTTTATCAACGAACAGGACGCAATTGACCTTATCAATCAAATCAATATTTGTATGGGATGGCCTAATGATGGAACAATTACTTGGCAAGTTTCACCTGATAATATGTGTGAGTTTGATTTGATTACACGTGAAAAAATAGAGATTGGATATGGAGTAATAATTGAAGATAGAATAATTGGTTGTTTGACTGAAGAACAATTGACAGAGGTTTTTACATTACCGTCAAATATCAACACTTGTTTGTATAACCCACTGAATGATTAAATATCTAAAAAGATATATTTATAATTATGAACGAAGAAATAAAAAAGAATAACGATTTTTTACAGGTGTTTGACTTTGCTACAGCAAAAGTCCCTTTGATTGAGGAAAACCTTATAATCAATACAAGAACGCCTTGGGTATTTTTTGGTGTTGCCAACTTGGCTCCCCAAGAGTTAATACGTCTTTACAACACTTCTCCGACTCATAGAGCCGCTATAACTTCCAAATGGTATGGTACAAGGGGAGAATCAATATCGTTGAAATTAGGGGACGATAATAGGTTATTGATGGCTAATAGCCTTGGAGACCATATCTATGATATATGGGACAAGTGTGTTCTTGACTTCATTTTATACGGAGGTTTTGCCATCAATATTGTATGGAGAAAAGACAGAGAAGCAGGATTTGATATGTATTATATGGACTTCTCCAAATTAAGAGCCGAAAAAACTGATATGCACGATAGAATACATAATTTCTATTATAGTTCAGATTGGGCTTATCCCAAGAAGTTTATACCTCGTAAATTACCAGCATTTGATATACAAGATGAAAGCCCATCACAGGTATTTTATTATACCACTCACTCTGCGGGAAATAACTACTATCCAACTCCAACTTATTGGGGTTCTGCAACAGCCATAGCAACTCAAGTAGAGATATTCAACTGGCACTTTAACAATATTGTTAATGGTCTATCACCGAGTTTATTTGTGGCATTAAATAATGGTGTTCCTGACCCCGAGCAAAGAGAGGAAATCTATAATACGATGGTGTCGAAATACTCATCCTCAAATAATAGTGGAAAATTATTTTTGACGTTCAGTGATGGTAAGGAACAAGCACCCGAGATTACACCAATACAGAATAACGGGTCTGATAAATTATGGGTTGAGTTAAATAGTATGGTTCAAGAAGCCATTTTGACCGCTCACCAAATATCATCACCTGAATTATTGGGTATTATGACACCAGGTAAGTTGGGAACAGCAGACCATCTTGAAGCCCAAGACCACTTCCAAAACCTTGTAATTAAACCATTACAGAACGAGATTAAAACAGTATTCCAAAAGTTATTAACAATTAGAGATGCTGGTGTTCCAACTGAAATTGAAGTTAAACAATTCGAGATGGTGACTATGAAGGACGCAGCACCAACCATAGATGTAAATAAAAATGTAGATGTCGTAAAAGACGAAACTATTAACCCAATATAATATGTCTCAAGCATTAGTACCTCAAAATATACTACTCATATCAGAGAATAAATTAAAAAACTTTACTGATATAGACCAGAATGTAACCTCTGCTGTGTTATTACCATTTATCGGTGTAGTTCAGCAGACGAAACTTGAATATATATGTGGCCGTTTGTACTACGTCCAATTATTAAATGAGGTTGCAACAAATACTCTAACTACTATCAATAATAACTTTCTTCAATACTTCGTTCAACCAATGTTAATTTGGGCAGCATATGCGGAAGCATTACCATCAATTTTTATGAGAATTAAAAATAATGGTATTGTTGCTGGTTCTGAAAAAACTATTACCATATCCGAGATGCAGTATATGCAGACAGCGGCGGATGATAGAAGCCAGTTCTTTGAGAGACGAATGATTGAAGAATTGATTTTTAATCAATCAAACTATCCATTAGTTTACACATATACTTCTACAGATGGTCTCCGTCCGCATTTAGGAAAGAACTACTTTAGTGGTATTCACTTGAATAACGGCCCTCGCTACCAAAATCTAAATGTTGGGCCTGGTTCAGGGGTATTAACAAGTCAAATATACTCTGACCCAACTTGGGCTTGTTGTGGTTGGTAAAATATAATGATATGAATATAGAAACTATTTTAGCAATTTTAGGAAGTAATGTAATAACGAGTATAGCCTCGTATTTTGCTGGTAAGAGAAAGACAAAAGCCGAGACAGATAATTTGATATTATCCAATTTGGAAAAATCTATATTGTTGTATAGCCAAATTATAACTGACTTGAGGTCAGAAATAGAATTATTGAATGTTAAGGTTCAGGAGTTAGAATTAAAAATTGACGAATTGCACCTTGAAAATAAAAAATTAAAATCACAAGTTAATCTTTAAGTAATGCCTTTACCAATCAAAAACGAACAAGAAACAGACAACGACTTTATTTCAAGATGTGCCGTAAAAGTTGCTGACGAGTTCCCAAGTATGGAACAACGATTGGCTGTCTGTTATAGTCAGTTGGAAAAGTTTAAGATGTCAAAAGAAGAAGATAAAGATACATTTGTCGTTCAACCCCGTCGTAAAGAGAATCGAGGTACATATCTAAAAAGATGTTCTGCTAATTCCAAGATGAAAGAATCCTACCCTATGATGAAGGAACGTATGGGGTATTGTCTTAATGCTTATTCAGAATATTATAGATGGTGGGGTAAGTTTGACGATACAGACATTCCTGTTGATTCAGCGTTGGGTAGATGTAT